GGAGTTCCCGAAGACCGTCAAGCAGTTGGTGGCCCAGCGGCGCCCTACCCTTGGCGTGAAGTACCATAACTTCCTGAAGCCGGTCACTATTCACGGGGCCGTCTTCCAGCACTACTTCGTGTCGGGCGTTATGGGCAGGCCGCAGGGCGGGGAACATCACGCGAACAATCTGTTGCGTTCGCAGCATGTCTCGTCGGTATGTGGTCACTCGCATCTGCTCTCTACTTCGACGCGGACCAAGGGCGACGGCACCAAGATTCATGCGCTGGTGGGCGGTTGCTTTGTCGATCCGAACGGGGACTTTGCCTACGCCAAGGCAGCCAAGAAGCTGTGGTGGAATGGCTTCCATCTGCTGCACTTCTATGCACCCGGCGAGTTCGACGTCGAGTCCATCAGTCTTGAAAGATTGGGCTAACTATAGTATAATGGGGTATGGCTAAGACCCCGGCATGGCAACGGGCCGAAGGCAAAGATCCCAAAGGCGGGCTCAATGCCAAAGGCCGTGCCTCCTACAATCGTGCGAACCCCGGTAAGCCGGGCCTCAAACCACCTCAACCCGAGGGAGGCCCGCGCCGGGATTCGTTCTGTGCCCGCATGAAGGGCATGAAGAAGAAGCTAACTTCCGCGAAGACGGCCAACGACCCCAACAGCCGGATCAACAAGTCACTTCGAGCGTGGCGATGCTGACGACTAAGAGGGACTGGGGCCGCACAGCCAAGGAGTCGGATTCACAGGGACGATTTCGGTGTAGCCGGTGCCAAGAATGGAAATTCCCCAAAGAGTTTAACAAGAACCGCAAGCAGAAAAGCGGCTTGAACTACTCCTGCCGTCCCTGTTCGACGCTTCGCATACGGGAATATAATTTACCCGTAAAGTATGGTATAACGGCGGGTAAGTTTGCGGAAATGATACTGGCCCAAGGCAGCAAATGCGCCTGTTGTGTCAAGCCTTTTCAAATGGAAGGCAGCAGAATGGATCGGCCTGCTGTTGACCACAATCATAATACAGGGGAAGTTCGCAGTCTGCTGTGCGGGCGTTGTAATCTGGCCGCCGGAAACCTGTTGGACAGTTCCAAGCAGGCTGAATTAATGGCCGCTTATCTGAAGAAGTGGAACTGTTAGCATGTCGGACTCAGCCAAGCAAGCCCAAATGTCCGAACAGATGGCGGCCAACGCTTCAAAGGGCGCCCTAATTGAGAAGGTCGTATTCGCGGCCATCCCGATCCTCTTCTCCTGTGTTGTGTACCTGATGACCTCCCTGTCGTCGGCCAACAACGAGATCACCATTCTGAAGTCCCGCATTGCGGTGGTTGTGACGCAAGACAACCGGGCCATCCCGCCGCAGGGCACGACCATCGACATGGCCCAGATCCGCGAGCAACTGTCACAACGGATTGAACAGGTGGAGCGGGATAACGCTATTGGCCGCGCCAACATGACGCTGGACCGGGAGCGGAGCATAGCTGCGATTGACCGCTCCCGCCTTGAGAAGACTGCGGATTTCACCAATGGCATGGCCGCCCTCCGCGCCGACCTAATGCGGCTGACCAGCGAACTTGACCGGCGCCTGGCCCTCTTGGAGACCCGCAATGGAACCGCTGCTCAATCTCGTTAGGACGGTAGCCCCGTCCATTGCGACTGCCGTGGGTGGACCGCTGGCGGGGATGGCGACCCGTGCCATTTCTGAGGCGCTGCTTGGCAAGCCGGATGGTACTGAGGCCGAGCTTGTTGAGGCGGCAGCCACGGCGACACCCGAACAGATGCTGGCCCTGAAGAAAGCCGAGCAGGACTTTGTGGTGCGGATGCGGGAACTGGACGTCGATCTGGAACGCATCTCTAACGAGGACCGCAACAGCGCACGCGACCGGGAGATCAAGACTAAAGACTGGACTCCGCGCCTATTGGCTGGTAGTATTACGCTAGGTTATTTTGGCGTGCTGTTCTTTATGTTGCTGCATGGCCTGCCTACGACGGGCGGCTCCGAGGCTATGCTGGTTATGCTGGGTACGCTTGGCACTGCATGGGGCGGCGTGGTTGCCTATTACTTCGGTAGTTCTGCTGGGTCCAAGGAAAAGACTGACGCTATGAATAGGATGACTCACAAGTGAAAGAGAACTACGCCAAGTGGCTGGCCCTGATTCTGAAGCATGAGGGCGGCTACGTCGATCATCCGGAAGATCCGGGCGGCGCCACCATGAAGGGCATCACGCTCGCTACCTTCTCGGCCTTCAAGGGTAAGCCCATGAGCAAGGACGAGTTGCGGGCCATCTCCGATGCCGACGTCAATACCATCTACAAGGATCAGTATTGGGACGCGCTGCGCTGCGACGAACTGAAGTCGGGCGTGGACCTGCTGGCCTTCGACATGGCCGTGAACAAGGGTGTTCGCCGGGCAGTCAGGCTGATGCAGCGGGCCGCAGGCGCTACTGAGGATGGGGTGCTTGGCCCTAAGACCATGGCCGCGATCAATGCCATGGACGCTGACGACCTGATTGCCAAGGTGTCCGAGGGTCGGCGTGACTTCTACAAGAGTCTGAAGACGTTTGCAACTTTCGGGCGCGGCTGGCTGCGGCGTGTCGATGAGACTGAGAAGGAGGCTCTCCATGCCGCTTAAGAAGGGCACCTCCCAGAAGGTAATCTCGGAGAACATTAGCCGCGAAGTTAAGAGTGGCCGCCCCCAGAAACAAGCAATCGCCATCGCCCTAAGCGCGGCTGGCAAGTCCAAGAAGGAATCCAAGAAGTGAAGCGCAAAGTCAAGTTCCAAGAAGGGGGTGCGGTCGAAGAACCTGCCCGTCGCCCCACTAGGGAGTCGCCCCGGAACCGCCGCCTCCGCGAGACTATGGAGAAGTTCGGGCGCGAAGGGGGTCGTCTCCGTGCAGCAGAACGGGCACGCGAACGGCAACTAGCTGAACGTGACGCTACCCGTCAAAGCCAAGCTGACCGGCGAGACATTGCCCGCTTCAATGATCGCGTGGACCGCGCCATGCCAGTGACGCCAGAGGAAGCGCGACGTCTCGGTGCCGAGCCTGCTCGACCGCGTCCGACTATGGCACAAGCGTCACAGCAAGTGATGAGGCCGCCGTCTCCAAGCGCGACGTCCACAGCAGGGCGGGTTGCTGGCGGTTTGGCTGGTGCCGCTATTTCGGGGGCGGCCCTTGTGCCGGGGATGGTGGACTATGGCCGCGAGGTTGCAGCGCGCAGGGGTGCCGAGGCTGATGCCCAACGCGAGGCAAATCTTCGGGCTCTCCGCAATCGGGAAGTAAACACGCCTGCTGATGGTCCCGCCGCAGGTTCTATGCAGAGTGCCCCTGCCGCCCCGGCTCGCCCTGCTCCGCGCCCGGCTGCTCGTCCTGCGCCAGCCCCGGCTCCGCGCCCCCGTTTCCGGGAGATGACGGCCGACGAACTGAATGAGATGGAGCTTCGTCGTATTCGGGCCGAGCGCCAGATGGAAGAAGACGATGCCCGCGAACGCCTGCGCCGCCGAGAGGAAATGATGGGCGGCTCCGGTAATATCGGGGCGGCGTCGGCCCGTGAGCGCGGCGAGCAGGTCGGCCCGCCCGGTGACTACAATATGAAGAAGGGCGGTATCGTTAAGAAGAAGGCTGGTGGCATGATTGCTGCGAAGCCGAAGAAGATGATGAAGGGCGGCGTTGTTGCCAAGCCCAAGGTTGCTGCCAAATCCAAAACCAAGCCGATGCCCTTTAAGAAGGGCGGCGTTATTAAGAAGGGAAAGAAGTAACATGCCTGGTATGATGAAGAAGGGAATGATGTATCGGGAGGGCGGGCCGGTGCGCGCGTCTGGTAAGCGGCGGGGTATGGACGGCGGCCAGAAGGGCGTGCCAGTGATGACGCAGGAGCAGCGCCGTCAGGCTCGCAGCATGATGACCCCGGAGGAACGTCGTGAGGCTGATGCCCCGCTGACGGCCCGTGAACTAGAGGGCATGTCGAGCCGCTTCAAGAAGGGCGGCATGGTCAAGAAGAAGGCCGGTGGTATGATCGGCAAGCCCAAGGCGAAGGGGAAGTAACATGATGCGTTCGAACATGGGCAAGCAGATTACGCAAGGCCCGATGAAGAAGAAGGCTGGCGGCACCGTGAAGGCGAAGCCGGTCAAGATGCAGAAGGGTGGCAAGGTGCCGTGCGCGCAGTGCCCGAACCCGGCGGCTTGCCGTAAGGCTGGTCGCTGCCTGATGGCTGGCTAATGGCCAAGAAGCCCGAAAGCCGCGTCAACGAGGCGGGCAACTATACCAAGCCGACCATGCGGAAGCGCCTCTTTGAGAAGATCAAGGCGGGCGACAAGGGTGGTCGGCCTGGGCAGTGGAGCGCCATCAAGGCATCCATGCTCGCCAAGGAATACAAAGCTAAAGGCGGCGGGTTTACTTCGTGAAGAAGCCTCAGAAATCCTTGACTAAATGGTTGGCCGAGGATTGGCAAACTAAAAGCGGTAAGCCCAGCACACAAGGGCCGGAGGCTACGGGCGAACGCTTCTTGCCCAAAGCGGCTATTAAGGCCATGCCTCCGGCAGTCTACGCAGCAAGCACGGCGGCGAAGCGGAAGGCGACGAAGGCTGGCAAGCAGTTTTCTAAGCAGCCTGCCAGCGCCGCCAAGATCGCAAAGAAGTTCCGTTAGAAGGGATACTCCTGCGGGGCCTGATAGTTGTTGACGGTCTGCTCCCAGATGAGGGCGCCCGCACCCTCGCCGTGGAACGTCACGGTAATGCGGTTCTCCACAAGCCACTTGTTCCACTGACCA